AGTCTTATTGAAGTATTATCCGAACCAGATTTAGATGAAGAAGAAATAAAAAATATGGTTGATGAAATAAGAAAAATGTCTATAGAAAGAGTAAAACACATTGCTAGGGATGAATGTAGATTGACTATTTCAGAAGAATCCAAGAAGAAAATTCTTAATGAGAATTTAATAATAATCTATAATGGAGTATAAGTAATGCCAGAAATAGATTTTTCCAATCTACCATCAGTAACAAACTATACATTCTATCCATTATTATTTGATAATAATCCACTGGAAATTCTTATTGGTGGAGCAAATAGTGGGAAATGCTTTGGAAAGGGCACTGAAATAGTGATGGCTGATGGAAGATTGAAGAAAATAGAGGACATAAAGAAAGATGACTGTGTGATGGGGATAGATTCAAAGCCAAGGAAAGTGTTAGGAATAACGAAAGGATATGGGAAACTGTATAAGATAAAGTTTAGGGGGATGGATGAATTTATTGCCAATAAAGAGCATATATTATGTTTAGTTGATAATAAAGAAAATTATTATGAATACAGTATAGAAGATTATCTGAAAATAAATTACAATAAAAGAAGTGAACTGCGGATGTATAAAAGCAGTATAGAAATGCCTGAAGTAGAAACATTTGATAAGCCTTATGATATTGGTTTTATGATAGGAAGCAATAACACTTTAGGTAGAGATAGCACATTTTTTATTCCAGAAGAGTTTTTATATAATAGCAAGAAAGTAAGAAGTAAAGTATTAGCTGGAATACTGGATGCAAAAACGAAGCCAAAAAGAGGAATAATAGACAAAAGAAAAGATTTCTATGTAAAGAATAAAACTTTAGCTGAACAAATTCTGTATCTTGCAAATTCTTTAGGATTTATTACTTATTATACAATAAAAAATGATGTATACAGGATAAAGATAAAAGGGAATTTGAAGAGTCTACCATGTAAGAAATATAAAGCACATAATGCAAAAAGCAAGTGTGCATTCAAAATTGAAGAATGCGGAGAAGGAGAATATTATGGATGTATGGTGGATGGGGATAATAAAATGCTACTCAAGAATTTTGTTGTCACTCATAATTCTTATTTTGTTGCACAGAAAATTATTTATAAAGCAGTGACTGAAAAAGGGCACAGATTCTTAATAGCAAGAAAAGTAAAGAAAGATGTGAGGCATTCATGTTATGATTTGCTGAAACAAACAGTAAGAAATTTTGGAATGACTGATTTATTTTCATTCAATGATACTGAAACTATTATAAAATGTAAAGTGACTGATAATGATATGCTTGGTGTTGGATTGGATGATGTTACAAAACTGAAAAGTTTTTTTGATCCTACCGACTTTTGGTTGGAAGAAGCAGATCAGGCTACTCCAGACGATGTGAATCAGTTGAGATTAAGGTTAAGGGGTAATACAACATTTACTAAACAAGGAATATTGACATTAAACCCAATATGGGCTGGGCACTGGATCAAAAAAACTTATTTCGATGAGCCTAAAAGAGGTGTAACACTGCATCATAGTACATATAAAGACAATAGGTTTTTGCAAGAAGATGTTATACGATATATGCAGTCTATCACTGATTCATATTATAAAGATGTGTATGTTGATGGTAATTGGGGAGTATACGGTGGAGTAGTATTCACAGACTATATTATTGAGGATTTTGATTATAGTTTGGATAGCTATGAAAATTTGTTTATGGGTATGGATTTTGGATATAATCATGCTTCAGTTCTTATTTTAGGTGGATTTAGAGATGGTGAACTGTATGTGATTGATGAACTGTATGGGAAAGGTTGGACAAATGCACAATTCATTATGAATGCTGAAGAATATTATGGTGATTTAGGTCATAGTATGATAATAAAAGCGGATAGTGCCGAGCCAGATAGAATTGATGAATGGAACAGTAGAGGGTGGCATGTGGAAGGTGCTACAAAAGGAATGGGAAGTCTACGGTTTGGTATAGATTTTCTTACAAGACAGAGAATGCATATAAATAAAACAAAATGTCAAAATACTGCAAAAGAAATACAGATATTCCATAGGAAAAAGATAAGAGATAAAGATGGTAATGAAGAATATACTGATGATTTTGTAGAAGTGAATGATGATTGTATTGCAGCATTGCGGTATGGTACTGAAGAATTATGGCACGAGGAAGTTTATTCTGGTTTTATTTCAAATTATAGTTTAAGCGATTTAGGATTATAGGAGATACTTTTATGGAACTATTAAAAACTGATAAAGATGTATTAACTACTTCTGATATTCTTTCTATTATAGAACAATATGAACGCAATGAAGTACAGGTATTCAATGTATTATGGAAATACTATATAGGAGAAAATGAAACAATAACTAAAAGAAATCCGTTTGCAAATCCAGCAGTTGCAGCAGGTTCTAAATTCAATCCACAGAATGCAAATAATAGAGGTGATATTATAACTCATAACTATACTGATGCAAATACACCAAATGCAGTAATTTCTGTACCATATGGTAGGAAAATAGTGAATACTTTTTCAGGATATGCTTATAGGCCAAAATATATTACCTATAAACCCACTGAATTGGTAGATGGTTCCCCAACGGGGCCAAAAAACTCAATGGAAGCTATAAATAATCCTGATATTGAATCACATTATCCAGCTTATGCAAATTTAATGAATAATTATAATATCAATAATGAGCATATAAAAACAAGTAGAGCGGGAAGAAATACTGGAATTTTTGGAGTTTCTTATGAATTATTGTATATAGATGGTGAGTTTACTATGGATAGTAAATTACCAGTAAAGGCGGAAGTAAAATTCTTTACTGTTGACCCACGTGAAATGATACTTCTATATGACTATAGTTCTGAACCGAAAAAGAAAATGGCAATACGGTTTTATCCAGTGAATAATGGAGCTTATAAAGTAGAAGTATATTATAAAGACCATATTGAAATTTATAAAAGGTTGAAAAATGATACACCAAATCAGTCTTTTATTGGTAGTAATGACTGGAATCTAGTAAAAGATGCTCCAGACCAACCTAACTTTTTCAATGATATTCCTGTTGCAGCATATTATCTCGGTGATGAAAGAATGGGACTTATTAAACCTGTCATTGGACTGATAGATTGTTATGATATGCTTATTTCTGATTCAATGAATGAATTTGACAGATTTGCAAACGCATATCTTATTATGAAACGGTTTGGTATAACAGACCCAATGAAGAAAAAGGAACCTAATGCTATATCAGCGGCACTACAGAATTTGAAAAGATATAGAATAATGGAACATTTGGATAAAGATGCAGATATAAAGTTTTTAACAAAAGATATTCCATATGGGTTTATTCAGTTTATGACAGATTTAGTAAAAAATCAGATTCATATACAGTCTCATGTTCCAGATTTTGCAGTAGAAAAGTTTAGTGGTGCTTCTGGTATAGCAATTCAAAGACTATTATTTGATTTTGAGAATCTTGTTTCTTCGGCTGAAGCTGATTTCGACGCTGGACTGTATGAAAGGATGAATCTGATATTCAATGTTTATAAAGTATTGGGTAGACCATATTGTCAGTCCGAAGATATTGTTATAACTCACAAACGGAACACACCATTGAATGTACTGGAATTTGCACAGACTGCGCAAGCATTAAAAGCGGCTGGATTCAGTTCTTATCTTGTTACTGATTTTATGCCTGATGATATTGTACCGAATACAGAAGAGGAATTAAGAAGGCAGGAATGGGATAGAGAGAATATGATGCCTAGTGTAGAGCAGACGAAGAAGGATTCTAAAGGTAATCCTATAGGAACATTATATGATATTACTGGAGCAAAATCAAGTTTTGATGAGCAAGGTAAACCCATAGGAAAAGCTTTTAATGATAAAGGTGAACAAATTGGAGAATAAAGGAGTAGAGCTATGGCAAAGAAAGCAGAAATTATTGAACCTATTTTGGATGAAATAAAGCAGGAAGTCGAACCTGTAGAGCAGGAAACTGTTTCAGATGAAGCTGTTGTAGATGTGATGTCTTCATATTCTGAAGTGGAAAGTGAAGAAGACAAGATAAAGAAGTATGAGGAATTTCTTTATAAATACAAAATTGATTTAGAGAGAGAAGCAGATAGTGCTGATACTTCTTTTCATTTTGCAAGTAATGAAGTGCTTTTGGAATTGGCTAAAACCTATAGCGATATTCCATACAGCTATAATGTAAAGGTAGCTGATGTACTTTACAATGAATTGATGCGGAGAAATTTGGTTAAAGAAGCTGAAAAACTAAAAGAATCATTGAATAAGAGTACATGGTATGTGAAACCTTGGATGAGATTCTAATATGCCAGATTTTCAGGTTTTTAGAAAAGAAACAATAGTTCCAGCATTTCTATCCTTATTGAAAAAGTATGAGGATAGAATACAAGCAGCATATTATGATGCTTTGATGAATATACAAGGTGAAATGAAAATAATTTATGATAAATATGCTATCGATGGTATACTAACTACTTCTGATTTAGCAAAATATAATAGATATGCTGCAATAGAGGAACAATTATTGGACATCTTGGAACCTGCTATAAAAAGAGGCTTGTATGCAATAAAAACAGCATTGCCAGAATTGTATAAACAGTCATTCTTCTATAATGAATGGGCTTTAGATATGGTTACTGGTATGCATTTGGGTTTACTTATTCCTTCTGCTGCTCAAATAGCTAAATTGTTTTCTATTGAAGAAATAAATAATAAATTTTATGCAGAATCATTAAAAGAATATACAATAGTATCTAGAAGGAAAATAAGAGAAGCATTGATGAATGGATTGGCTCAAGGTAAAACTTTTGAAGCTATGAGCAGAGATTTATCAAAAGCTATTGATATTTCAAATAGTAGAGCATTAAAAATAGTAAGAACAGAAGGGATGAATGCACTTACTGCTGGTTCAGATTATACATACTATCAGGCATTAGATAATGGTGTTAAAGGATACATGGTGTGGGATGCTGTTTTGGATTTAAGAACAAGACCAGACCATGCAGCTATGGATGGAAAGAAAAAGGATATGGAAACTGGACTTTATACATTACCTAATGGTGAAACCACTCCATATCCGCATTGGGAAGGATTAAGTCCAGAGCAGCGATGTAACTGTAGGTGTCTTGAAAACTTCTTTGTAGAAGGGCACGAACCAAAATACAGAAGAACTAAAGAGCAAGGAATTATTCCCTACATGACCTATAATGAGTGGTACAAAAAATATCATGGAGGAGGTGAATAATGGCTGTTAGTAAAAAGCGGAAATCCAATAAAATTAAAAAAGTAATGCATGAGTATAAAATGGGTACATTAAAATCCAGTTCTGGTAAGAAAGTTAAAAGCAGAAGACAGGCAATAGCAATAGCTCTGAGTGAAGCTAAAAGACTAAAATAACGGAGGTGTTAGGATGGCTTGTAAAGGTTCAAAAAAGAAATCTTCTAAAAAGACTTCTAAAAAGAAATAGAAGGAGGTCGTAAAATGGCTAGAAAACCTAAATTGGGTAGTGGCAAACGATTTGCTGCTATTGAAAAGAAAGCTAGAGAAGCTGGATATGAAAATCCAGCAGCAGTTGCAGCAAGTGTTGGTATTAAGAA